GGTCCGACAGGTCCGACTGGTGCGACGGGTTCTGCTGGTAGCATCGGTCCGACGGGACCTACGGGTGCAACAGGATTGACAGGGAGTACGGGTGCAACAGGACCAACAGGACCAACGGGAGCGACTGGAGCAACAGGTAGCACTGGCGCTACAGGTGCGACGGGACCTACGGGCGCTACGGGTGTTACAGGGGCTACAGGTCCGACAGGACCAACTGGCGCCACAGGAGCAACGGGGGCAAATTCCACAGTCACGGGACCTACTGGTCCTACTGGTCCGACTGGAGCAACAGGCGCTACGGGTGCTGTGGGTGCTACAGGACCTACAGGAAACTCAGGTGGCTTACGCTACAACTACAGTTCTACTACCACAATGGCGGACCCAGGTAGCGGATACTTCAGACTAAATGACAACACTGATACTACCAGTGTTACAACTATGGCTATCAGCCAATTTAACGCTGGCGGTTCTCAACTAGATGCCTACATATTGTCGTGGGATGATTCAACAACAACTTCTGCTAGGGGTTATTTAATTGTTCGCAATGCCAACGGTGGCGCACAAACAATTTGGCGGGTATCTTCTGTTACCGCTTTCACCAACTATCTGACTGTTTCTTTGGTTTGGATTAGTGGTTCAACATTTCCTGACGCAACTTCTTATTTGGAGTTTTACAGGACTGGCGACCTCGGCTCGGCAGGACCTACGGGACCGACTGGTCCGACTGGAGCAACAGGCGCTACGGGGGCTACGGGACCTACGGGTGCGACTGGGGCAACAGGTAGCACTGGACCCACAGGTCCAACTGGTCCCGCAGTAAGCCTTTCAAGTTCAACACCTGCTGATGTTGCTGGTGCTGCCGCTGTTGGCGTTGGCACAACAGCAGCAAGAGCAGACCATGTTCACACCATAGGTTCAAGTGTTGTCACAAACGCCATGCTTGCTGGCTCTATTGCGTATTCCAAAATTGCTGAAACAGCGTGGACTTCTTACACACCTACTTGGACAAACCTCACGGTGGGCAACGCTACGCAAGAGTTTTACTATATGCAGATAGGGAAACTTGTTGTGCTGCGTGGGCGTATCACTCTTGGTTCTACATCTTCGGTTGGTACTAACCCACGGTTTACGACCCCGACGACACACTTTGCTTCAAGTTGGGTTGACGGTGATGCGAAACTGGTAGATGCAAGCGGTTCTACCTACTTGGCTGCGATTGACTTCTTTAGTAATACGACCATGCGAGTTGGTTACTGGTCAGTATCGGGTGCGAATGTTATCCGCACCCAAATTACATCAACAGTTCCGTTCACTTGGGCTTCCACCGACACAATAGAAGTCGTAGCGTTCTACGAAACTTCGTAAGGGGACAACATGAAGGTAGCGGTTTATACAATCGCTAAGAATGAGGCGCAGTTTGTTAACGGTTGGGCAGAATCCTGTCGTGACGCCGACTACAGACTGATACTGGATACAGGTTCTACTGATGGTACTCAGGAACTTGCCGACGATTTGGACATCACGGTTATAGATGCTGTCGTAAGACCGTGGCGGTTTGACGATGCCCGTAATACGGCGTTGGCTTTGTTACCTGACGACATTGACTACTGTATTTCGCTTGACATGGACGAGGTTCTAATCCCAGGCTGGCGAGACCACCTCCAAGAAATGCACGAACAACAAGTCACCCGCCCCCGCTACAAATACACCTGGTCCTGGAAACCAAACGGGCAACCTAACCTGCAATACGGTGGCGACAAAATCCACACACGGTTCGGATACCGTTGGAAACACATAGTCCACGAAACCCTTGTACCGACGTTACAAGAAAAGCAAGGGTGGTGCGACCTAGAAATCCATCACCATCCCGACGACACCAAATCACGGGCACAGTACGGCGACCTGTTGGCTATCGCTGTCCAAGAAGCACCCGAAGATGACAGGGTTGCGTTCTATTGGGCACGAGAACTGTTCTACATGGGACGTCACGCAGAAGCATCACACCAATTCCGTCGCTACCTCACCCTTCCGACAGCAGTCTGGAAACCAGAACGGGCAGCCGCCTACCGTTTCCTAGCCAAATGTGAACCATCATCAGCGGAGGACTGGCTGAAGCAAGCAGTCCTAGAGGCTCCACTTAGGAGAGAGGGCTGGTACGACCTAGCGTTGCTGTATTACGACATGAGAGACTGGCGACGGTGCTTCACGGCAGTTGACAGTTGCCTAGCCATAACCGAAATGCCCCTTGAATACTTATGCGAAGCCGAAGCGTGGGGCGCTGGACCGTATGACATCGCAGCATTGGCAGCCCATAACCTAGGGCAACACCAAATGGCAGCACAATTAGGGACTGAAGCCTTGAAATTAGACCCAGATAACGAAAGACTAAAGAGCAACCTCGTATTTTACACCGACGCACTTGCTATTATGTGAGTGTTCTTTACCGAGGAAGTTGAATGTCTACAGTCGCAACCATTATCAACAAGACCCAAAGGCAACTACTGTCTGGTCTCGTTGAGGAGCGCAACAAACTTGCCACCAATGCGACTTCAACCGCTACCTCTATCACCCTGTCTTACGACTTGGAAGGTATCCGTAAAGGAACCATCATTGAGATAGACAGCGAACTGATGTACGTTTGGGAAGTTACAACAGCCTCCAAAACAGTCACAGTAGAACGAGCGTTCAATGGTTCCACCGCCGCAGCCCACATCGCAGGCGACATCGTAACCATTTCCCCCCGTTTCCCACGGGCACAAATCCTTGAAGCAGTCAACGACGAACTATCAGACCTGTCCAGCCCAGCCCACGGTCTGTTCGCTATCCGCAACGTAGACGTCTCTTACAACGGCAACGACTCCATCATCAACCTGCCTGTACCCAAGCAAATCATTGACATCCTAGATGTCCGCCTACGGTACACAGGCGACGATTATCCGTCTATCCGTAAAACCCAACTCATTCGCAACCTCCCAACCCAAGACTCTCCCTCCACATACGGACTCAAGTTCAACCAAGGGACACGAGCAGGCGACCTTCGTATCACCTACAAAGCCCCGTTCTACTCTGTAACAACGGAAGCAGACAACATTCAAACAGTGGCAGGGTTGCCTGTTTCAGCAGAAGACATCCTCGTTATCGGTGCACAGATACGTCTCATAGCGCCACGAGAAATCCGACGCAACTTCACCGAATCACAGGGCGACACCCGCCGTCCCGAAGAAGTACCAACAGGTGCAATCAACCAATCCATTGCTAACTTGCTTCGCCTCCGCCGAGACCGCATCATGGCTGAGGCAGCGAAACTCGCCCGCCAATACCCAATCTTGTTGTCTAAGGATTAAGACATGACCCTACTTGCTTTCAAGCCAGCAGTAGGTTTCAAGGGTGGACCATCGTTCTATACGGGAACAGGTGTATCCAACCTTGTACCTGACGTTTTCCCAATCGCTATCAACGGACGCCCCTACATGGTGGACCTTAAATCCAATGAGTTCGCTTGGGGATTTGAACAACGTGTGCGTGACTCTACGGACTTTTCAGGTGTTCCTGGTGAAGCAGCAATTAACCCTGGTGGATTGTGGCGCAGGTCGCAAGCCTCTTGGCATTATGGCGCTGGTCAAACATTCGCTGATAAAGCAGGCGGTGTTGACTACCGATACAACAGCAGCAAGGGTGTTAACCCGTGGACGGTTGGACAGATTTCTTTACTCAATGCAACCAAATTGTCGTTGTCTTCTGCGAACACAAACCTGTATATGACTGTATGTAAATCCTCTGGAGGTACAGAGTATGTGTATATTGCTGACGGCAACACGTTGAAGTATTCCACAAACCCTTTCGCCGCTTCGCCAACGTGGACATCGGTAACAACAGGCGCTCCAAGTGCAGCGATTACCCATGTTGAAAGCAACGGGCAAAACATCTTTATTGGCTATACCAGTAATGATATTTATACGACAACTCCTGGGTCGGCTTCCGTCAGTATTTTCTATCCGACATCAGGCTCGTCAGGTAAAACTTATACAGCCTTTTCATATGCTAAAGGCAGCGGGTTTGCCGCAGTTGCCCAAGACCTTTATGTTATTGGTTTAGGTTCGGGTAGCCATAACGTATTTTACGATAACCCTGACACCACGTTCCGTTGGGTGGGGGCAGCAGGTGGACAGAACGCTGTCTACGCCGCAGGATACTCAGGTACACACAGCCTCGTCTACAAACTAACTATCAAGGACGACGGTTCGTTTGATGTTCCCGTTGTCGCCCTTGAACTACCAACAGGTGAAGTTGTTTCAAGCATCTTTGGATACTTGGGTTACATTCTTATCGGCACTAACAAGGGTGTCCGTTTCGCTTCTACCGACCAAGCGAACAACCTTATCGCTGGTGCGTTGATACCAACCACGGGTGCGGTTTACGGGTTCACAGCCGAAGATAAATACGTTTGGTACACATGGTCAAACTTTGATGGAACATCAACAGGTTTGGGCAGGTTAGACCTGTCAGCAAACACAGCCATAAACACCCCCGCCTACGCTTCCGACCTCATGTATACGTCTACAGCCGTTGTTCAAGATGTGGTCACATTTGACAACAAGCGCATATTCTCCGTTTCAGGTGTCGGTATCGTTGCCGAAGACACAAGTAACAAGGTTGCGAGCGGCTACCTAGAGACAGGCAAGTATGTTTGGGGTATTCAGGACCCGAAGTTTGTTGCCAAGGTGGACTTGCGTGGAGCAACAATCAAGGGAAGCATAGAAGCACAGTTGTCGTTGGACGGTGGTTCTTACAGGTCTCTTGGTAGTTGGTCTGAAACCTATAATCCGTTGTCGGTTGATTACACGATGACTGGTTCTGAGCAACACGCTATTGACGCTCAAGTTAAGTTAGTGCTTACACGTTCTGCTACTACTTCTCTTGGTCCGACGTTAACTCGTGTGTCGTTGCGGGCTTATGCGTCGCCGTCTAGGTCGCAGGTTTGGACTGTTCCTGTCTTACTACATAATCGGGTGGTTATCCGTAACCGTGAGTACGATGTTGATGTTGAGTATGAGAAGTCGTTGCTTCAGGGTTTGTTGCGGGTTCCTCAGATTGTGACGTATCAGGAAGGTAATGATTCTTATTCGGTGACTGTTGAGGATTTGCGTTGGACACCAACCAATAACTTGTATAACGGTTGGGAATGGGAAGGAACACTGTTAGTAACAATGCGTTCTGTGCAAGACTAGGAGACTACTATGGCAAAAACACGACGAGCATACACGGGTGCGCCCGCCCAGACGACCATTACAGGTGCGCTCACGGCTACCACAACCTCTATTACCATCGCCGCCAACACGGGCTGGTATGCGGGGGCTTTGCCGCTTTACGTCGTTGTTAGCCCAGGTCTATCAGTAGAAGAAAAAATCCTAGTCACCATCTCAGGAACCACCCTCACCGTAGTAGGTGGAACATCAGGGCGTGGACAAGACGGCACATCGGCTTCCGCCCACGACAACGGGGCAACCATCTACCCTGTCCCCACCGCACTTGACTTTGATGAAGCCAACGAACTCACCGCCAAGTACATCTCCGAGGGAAGCATCGTCTATCAGGGTGCAAGCACTTTCACGGAGCGGACTATCGGCACAGCGGGTCAAGTTCTTAAAGTAAACTCTGGCGCTACCGCCCCTGAATGGGGTCAAGTCCCTACCGCTGGTATTGCTGACTCGGCAGTAACCTCAGCCAAAATCGCTGACGGTACGATTGTTGCTGGCGACATTGCTGACGGGGCTATCACCTCTGCCAAGATTCTTGACGGCACTATTGCTACTGGTGACCTTGCCGATAGTGCTGTTACTTCTGCGAAGATTGCTGACGGCACGATTGTTGCTGGGGACCTCGCTGATGGGGCAGTTACTTCAGCAAAGATTCTTGACGGAACCATTGTGGCTGGTGATATTGCTGATGGTGCTATCACTTCGGCAAAGATTCTTGATGGAACGATAGTCAATGCCGACATTAACGCCTCTGCCGCTATTGCCTTAAGCAAACTAGCAACAGGCGCACTACCCACGACCATCACTGTTGCTTCAGGAAACATTGTAAACGGTGCGATTGTAGACGCAGACATTAGTTCTGCCGCCGCCATTGAATCCAGCAAACTCAAAGGCAACATTTACATTTTAACGAAATCAAGCGCCCAATCCATCTCAAATGCTACCGACACAAACCTGACCTGGGCTTACAACACCGAACTTGGCGGTCTTGGATATACGCTGACAAGTTCAACCTATGTCAATATCCCCAAAGACGGGTACTATTTGCTTTCTGCTGGCGCAACCTTTGGGGCTAACGGTACTGGTGCAAGAAGAATCCGTATTTGGAATTATACACTTAACGATATTTTGGCTGAGGCATCAACGGCTGGTTTCACGGGCATAGACAATGTTCTTAATTGTTCATGTGTCGCCCAGTTAGATGCTACTAACCAGGTGTATGTTGAGGTGTATCAGTCTTCAGGTGGTTCACTGAATGTCAAAGCAGACAAAAGCACATTTTTCCGTGTCTCCATGTTGGCGGCTTACAGCGTATGACCAGCAAAGCAATCGCCGTTAAGTTCCTAGCGAACCTCACCACCGTAGCATTAGGTGTAATCAGCACAGCGTTCATCTTTGACGTCGCCACTTGGGTCACCGCAGGAACCACCCTCGTCATGTACCTTATCGCTGTAGTAAACAAACTTGCTAACTCAGCCATGGACGGGCGCCTCACCGTAGACGAAATAGCCGAAGCGGTGGAAGGCGGCTGATGTGAGTATCGTCGCACCAGGTCACCCGTACAAACGGCTCGTCGTCCCTCAACGGCTAGAGCAGTACGGCAACGGGAAACTGCCTGCCCATAAACTAGCCAAACTTTCTTGTGGTGGCACAGGCTGGTTTGATATTGAATGGTACGGCGGGTTCGTGTTCGCCTGCAACCTGATGTATGACCACGCTAAACGTGACGGTGTTGAACTGAAAGCGGTGAGTGGTGGCTACCGTTCGTTTGAATCACAGGAAGCCTTGTTTTATTCCCGTTACTCGCTAACCCCAACGGGGCGTGTACCGCAGATTACCCGTCAGTACAATGGGCGCACCTACTTCCTCAATAAGGGAGCCAGCCCAAGTGCCAGCCCTGGCACAAGTCCACATGGCGTCGGCTGTGCCCAAGATTTTTTGATTACAGGCAACGTGTATGACTGGTTGTGTCGTAACGCTCCGACGTATGGAATCTTTTTGCAGGGTCCACCTAAGTATCTTTGGAAACCAAACCCAGAGTATGAGGCATGGCATTGGCAGTTGTCTGACGCTAATAACCCGACGAAGAAAGTTAAACAGGAGTGGGTAAAGTTTAAGGAAGCGTTGGGTATCAAGTGATGAAAGCGGTACTCATTTCTTTGGTTGCTGTTTGTTCTTTTATTTCTTTGTCGTTGGCTTTGACGGGTGATGACGAGTGATTACGGAAGGTATCGCTGTTGCGTTCATCGGTGTTATCGGTGCGGTGATGGTGGCTTTGATTCAACGTCACCGTGTTGAGTCGGCGGAAAGCAATGAGGTTATGGCGGACTCGTTGAACCGTATTGAGAACAAGTTGGATGGTCATATTGACGACCACCTCAAAGGTGATGTCTAACAGTATCACGCAGTAGCGCCTGACGTAAGACAGTGGTATCGTCATTGTCCCTATGAACGAGCAGGCAATAGAAATACTAAAGAAATACCTCCGTCGTGTTGTTGTTATGGGCGAAGCCGAACAACGAGAGTTCTTCTGGGCGTTAGAACAACTGGAGAAATCCTGCGAACCTTGTCGTCATAAGGCAGCCTGAAGTAAGATTCAGTCATGTATGTAGACGGCAACTGGCTCGTATGCCCCAACTGTGAAACAGCGTGGAAGCAGAATCAAGGTAAGAATTGTTGGGAATGTGGAGAACCTGGCGTCTCTATGCTGGTGGAAGACCTGAATGATGGAACCGACACTCCCTCCTGACTACAACTATCGCAAGTCTGCACCGTATCCAATAGCGATGGTCGTGTGGGCTGACGCTCACGCAGGCGAGGGAGGCTGGCAGGAACTCAGCGCCTTTGAGGATGACGGTGAATGTCTTGTTACTACCGTAGGGTTCATTGTGCCTGCAGGCGAAGGCGGCAAAGAGGGTCATACAACTATTTGGCAGACGATTAACGACGGTGAGGGAATCAACCCGTTCCATATCCCGCAAGGGATGGTTAGGTCGCTGAAGATTATTTCCGAATAGAGTTGCTTTGCTGTAACTTGTGCATTACAGTATTTCATATCACCACAACGAAGGGAACCAGATGACTCTTAATCGTTATCGCATACCAAAGCAAGAACACGGTTCGCAAGAATGGTTGAATGACCGTTTCCGTGACAAGGAAAACAACAAGCGTGTGTCTGCGTCAGCAGTCGCCGCTATCTACGGGCTACACCCGTTCGTACCAATGGAGAAGTATGCAGCCGAACTACTGGGCGACATACCTCCGAAGCCGATACCACCAAACCCCGCTATGGAACGAGGCAACCGTCTTGAACCGTTCGTGCTGGAATGGGCTTGCGACAAGTTAGGTATCAAATACATCACACCTGAAGAAATGTTCGCTTGTGACACGAAAGGTGGGGCACGAATGATTGCCACCCTTGACGGTCTCTACGAAGAAGGCGACACCCGCAACGTGTTAGAAATCAAAACCTCCACCCGTGAATGGACAGGCGTACTACCCGACTATTGGAAACTGCAAGGTATCCAGCAGGCTATCTGTGCCGACGTACACGAAATCACTTGGGCAATCTTTGACCCCAAAATGATTCTCCATCTCCACGTCCAAGAAGTAACAAGCGACGAAGTGGTGGAACATATCGCCGCAGTTGAAAAATGGTTGAACGCTATTGACATTGGCATCACCCCGTCAGGTGTCCGCTGGTCGTACGAGACAATCACAACCCGCTACCAGAAACCGACAGAGGAATCCGTTGAACTTGAACGCTCAGCAAGCGAACTTATCGCACAGTTGAAGCACATAAAGTCCGAACTGAAATCGTATAAAGATTTGGAAGACAAACTGAAAGCAGAACTGTGTGACTTGATTGGCAACGCTGAGGTTGCTACCATCAACGGTGTCACGGTTGCTACTTGGAAGGGGCAAACCCGACACTCGTTTGATTCCAAAACATTCCAAGCGGAATGTCCAGACATCGCCTCTAAATATATGAGGCAATCAGTAACAAGAACACTTCTATTGAAGGGAGAAAAGTAATGGCATATTTTGACATCAACTCTTACGAGACGGTTGAGGAAAGACTGACCCGTTTCTGGGAAGGCAACCCGACTGGTCGTATCTATACCGAGATGGTTCACTACGACGCCGACAAGGTGGTATTCAAGGCAAGCATTTGGCGTGAAGCCAACGACTTCAACCCTGTGGCTACTGGTTTCGCAGAAGAAATCAAATCCTCTAAGGGCGTGAACGCCACCTCGTTTGTGGAGAACGCAGAGACCTCCGCTATCGGTAGAGCGTTAGCCAATATGAACTATCACGGCACAAAGGGTAAGCGCCCGTCACGAACCGAGATGGAAAAGGTTGAGCGTAACAAGCCCGCCGAGAAGCCTGCCCCTGCCGTAAGTCAGGACGACAACTCACCACTCGCTACGTTGCAGGTGAAGCAGTTTGAGGCAGCCTGCCGAGGCAAGAGCCTTGACCCGAAGGCTGTGGCTACCGAAGCAGGTTTGGAATGGGGCAACCTGAAGACTAAGGACTTGCCCGCCCTCCGTGAAGCGTTCAAGAAGTTATCGCCAGCAGAAGGCGGTGAAGGCTGATGCCCGCTAAACGCACCGTAGACCCAACAGGGGAACAGGCGTCGTCCAAGATGATTGCTTTGCGTATGACTGCACAACAGATGGAGCAGGTTGCTGTCTTATGTCAGAAGTATGAATGTTCACGTTCTACTTTGTTCCGCCACCTGCTCGCAAAGGAGATGAACAATGATTGAGGTAATGGTCGGTGTCTTTCTGGGGCATCTAGTCTTTTCCTTGTTTGTCGGAGTGTTGCGAACGGTGATTGTCCGTCGTTCTAATAGGGTTGCTGGTGAGTAAGGAACGTGCTAAGGGCACAGCCTTTGAGACGTCGGTAGTTCAATACCTTCGCGACACAGGGCAGTTCCCTTACGCTGAACGTCGTGTCCTTCACGGCACATACGACAAAGGTGACATCACTGGAACGGGTGCGATTGTTTGGGAATGTAAAAACCATAAACAGTTGCGTCTCTCCGAGTGGCTGGTTGAGACCGAGACTGAACGGGTGAACGCTAACGCAGACATTGGTATCTTGGTTGTGAAACGCAAAGGGTACGGTAACCCAGCGGAACAGTACGCTGTCTTAAGACTGGAACACATTGTTGCTTTGTTGAAGCAGGCTGGTTACTGATGTCTGGCTATCAACCGTCTCACGACATTGACAAGTTTGTTTTCTCTGACGACCTGAAGTTCGGGTTGCAGGGGGAGCAGATGGTCACCGATTTTCTACACGACTTGGAGGCGGGTTCGTTTGAGGTGAAGTATGACCGTTACCGTAATGGGCGTATGGTTGTAGAGACTGACCAGAACCCTCGTGGTGTAGGCTGGAAGCCGTCAGGTATCAACGTGACGCAGGCAACGTGGTGGGTGTATGTGTTCGCACCGCACACCTTTACCGCAGTGCAGGTGGCACGACTTAAAAAGTTTTTACGCATAAACCAATTAGGCAAAAGAGACTTTGCACCTAACAGCGACAACCCTGCTAGGGGTTATTTGCTTTATCCACAGCACGTTACAGACCTGCTAACTAACGAAGCATACGACACCGACTAGAATAGTTCTTTACTGTCTTACGAAAGGAGACTGAATGGATTGACTTTCCCCTGTCCACTGAACAAAGGAGAGTTATGCGACTGAAAGTTATCGCACCCCTCGTAATAATTATTACAAGCCTTATCGCCATTAGTGCAAAGGCAGAAAAAGCAGAAGACTCAACTGTCGGGTCATCAACAACTACAACCACTTCAACGACTACCACCACTCTAAGTCCCGAAGTGAAGTCCTACCTTAAGACAGTGAAGGTAGAACAAGACCGTGCCCGCTACGGACTATGCGGAGAGTGGCACGATACGGCTATCAGGGTTGGCTGGGACGAGACAGTATGGTCTCAACTACAGCAAGTCATCTGGCGTGAATCACGTTGTCAAGCAGACGCTTTCAACGGGGCTGACGCTGGACTGTTACAGGTGAACAAGATTCATAGAGCCTTTGTGGAATCTATGGGGCTGACGTTCCCCGAAGGAATGTTTGTAGCGGAGCACAACCTTCGGCTAGGCTTGTCGTTGTGGAAGGGAAGTTGCTGGAAACATTGGCGTTTCAGTGGCACAACCTTTGACTGTGAAAACAAACAAGGCTGAAAGAAGGGCAGGCTATGAGCAAAGTAAAATGGGTATGTGAATCGTGTAAAGCGAACATCACAACGTATGTCAAATTGGTGGAAGCACCAACTCACTCCTGTCCTAAGAAAGCAAACCGAACAATTCCCCTAAAGGAGGAAGAATGAATCAGATAATTATTGAAGGCAACGTCGGACGGATTGAACCGTTGAAGTTTGTCGGCTCAGGTATGGCAGTGCTTGAGTTCTCTGTCGCTGTGAGCCACGGCAAGGACGACAAGAAGAAAGTGTGCTGGCACAACGTCACCGTGTTCAACCGTTTGGCAGAGAATGTCGCCGCCTCAGTTCGTCAGGGCACTTGTGTCATTGTCGGCGGACGCTACGAGCAGGACGAGTGGACAAACAAGGAAGGCGAGAAGCGCACCAAGTTGAAGTTGGTTGCTGACAGCGTGGGCTATTCGCTCCGTTGGGACGTCGTTGTCCCCGACCAGACTGAAGCAGTGAACAAGAAGATTACTAACACCTTCGGTGGTGGAATGTTCTCGGACGAAGAAGCGTTCTAATGAACGTATTTCATCTGGACTTTGAGCAGTGGTTGGAGGTGGGTGTCCGTCAAGGGTTTGTCTCACCTCCGACCTGCAACACTCACGAGGGCGTACCAATGACCGTGTTTGAGGAGAACGATTGGGAAGAAGGGGAAGACCCCTGTATCCACGTTCTTCGGTTGTGTGAAACAAAAGAACACGCTGACGGTGTTGAGATGAATAACGAGTGGATACAACGCTGGAGAAAAGGGGCGGGCTACTAGCCCTGCCGTAAGACAGGAGGAAGAATGGGAACCGACTACGACTCGTGGTTATTGAACATTGTGGAAGGTAACGGTGATGACCCGTGCGAGTTGTGTGGCGACAGCCTCAACGATTGCTGGTGCATTATCCAAGCAGACGAACCCGACTTTGAGCGGTTGTCGTCCGATAAGGAACGTGACGATTGGGAACGATTCCTTGAACGTATCTAATGGCGATAGGTTCTGAACCCGAAATCGGGAAAACATTTCTGCGGTTCGGTCTTATGACAGAAGAACAGCAACGATTGTGGTATGACCACTTTCGTAAGACAGCAGGCAAAGATTTACAAGGGGGCTTTGCCACGCTCGGATACCCTAAACGAAGGAATGAAGCCAATGGCTCGCAACCCGTATGACATCATCTCGGTCTACAACTATGAACCGATAGATAACTCGTGGAAGAAGAACGCTAACTGCCTTGACGCTCCGACAGAGGCTATGTTCCCTGTCTTAAAGTCTGGAGATAGTAGCCCGAAGGTGTGGCAGAAGGGTCTCGCCTACTGTCAGAACTGTCCTGTGAAGCAGGAGTGTCTTGAGTACACGCTCTACTATGAGGAGAAGACGGGGAGACGGTTCGGTGTGTGGGGCGGACTCACCCCCCGTCAGCGTGACCGTTATGTCGCTGAGGTGCAGTGGACTTCTCGTACTGAGGGTACTGTCTTAGGGCAGTAGATACGAGAAAGCCCCGCTCAACGAGTCGGAAGGGAATGACAACTCGGAGCGAGGCTTCTCTATCAGGGAAGGTTAGCATACCATCAGGAGTTAGGTATGACTACTACTTCCGTGAGTCTGTGGGTTTCTTCTTGTATCGCCTGTGCCCGTAGCAAGGCTGGTTGTCGGTTACGGAATCGGTGTGCCCGCTTGATGTCCTTGTAGATTGTGACCTTCCCAAAGTAGGGGCACGACCCTAGATACCCTTGAGGTTTAGCGTTTGGCAGTGACCGTTTGTATATCGGGTAGACCTGTATGACATACCATTTCTTTGGCGGTTTGTATCGTCTGTGTGGGAGGACAAGTCCTGCCTTAAGACGGGATAGTTTGCGCCGTAGGGTTGGTGAGTGTTCACGGTAGAGCCAGCCGATAAGGTCGGTGACCTCATTCATTAGAAATGGAAATCTACGACGACCAGATGTTGCTTGGAGCCTTCCTCTTGACACCGTTTGATGACACGCTGAGGACTTGTTGAGTAGTCAGTCAGGTCATAGAACGCTGTCTCGTAGGTGTGACGTCCCGTTAAAACTTCAAGAGCGTCCAGTAAAGTTGTCCACGCTGAGGTGTCCTCCACCCACGCCTTGAACGCTTCATCGTCCAGCACCTTCTCCCGTTCTAGGACAGGCTCGCCGTCTCTGATGAGCGCCCAACGTGACTTGTATCGGGGCAAGGTTAGTAGGTCGGTGACGGTTACCTCGCCGTGTCGCTTGAGTGCTCGGCGGATAATGTCCTGATTGGCGTCCTCGTATTGGACGAGCAATCGGTTGAACAGTTCAGGGTTGCTGTCGTAAGTCAGGAGGTAGCCGTGTTTCATTTCTTCGTTTGACCAGCGTCCTCCTAGTGCGTACCAGTCTGACCATTCGGTTGCTTCAGCGAACGCTTCCACTTCTTGTATGGCTTCCTGTTCTGTGTCTGCTTTTACTGCGATGAGTTGTCCTGTGTGCATTACTTGTTTTCCTGTTCATAGATTTTGATTGGTTGGATTACTTCTCCGTCTTTGTCTATCTCTGTGGCAAAGGCGTCGTGTACTGAGACAGGAGTTACCCCGTCCATTTCGTGATTGGTGACTGCTGTCTGAAAGATACTGACCGCCTCGTCAAAGGATTTAGTGTCGTAGATTTCGTAGGTCACTTGCGCTGAGATGATTACGTTCATTTGTTTCCCTTCTTCATTGGTATAACTATCCATTCGTTAGTGATTGTGTTGCCGTCTTTGACTGCGTAGAGCGCACACTCTAATCCTGTGCCATTCCAGTTGTGGAAGTTGATGTCAATTTCCTCACCGAAAGAGTGCCAGTAGTCAAAACCTTCTGGCTGTGTCCAGAATCCTTTGAGGTCGGCAACCTTGTGAACGAACCAAGAGATGTCTCTGAGTTCACTTGTTGTTAGTTTCATTTATTCACCTTCCTGTCTTAATAACTTGTGACTTGATTGACTTCAGCGCCCGTGCACATTGCTGACCATAGGCACGTTCCCAAGAGTCCTCGCTGACTTCTACTTGGTAGTCCATATCGCTGATGAACTCTCGTACCGCATTGCCGTCCATAAGAACGGTGCTGATTTTCTTTCCTTCGTTAATGATTGTTATGACACCCGACTCCGAACCGTCAATGTGATAGACGGTATTGCCGTTTGCATTGTGCTCGTCGTAGAGGCGACTCATGTGGTCACTTATGGCGAGCGTACTTATTTTGACTTCCCTCATTTGTTTCCCTTCGTTTAGATGAACCCCTGTAGTTCATCTGCTACCACCCTAGCACAAGCGTAATACGCTGTCAAGGATTATCTTTGTGACTTTTGTCACACTCCTGCCTTAAGACCCGTCCTGCCTTAAGACCTCACTCGCCGTCCCCTCTCGTGGACTCCAGCGCCAGACGGATAACCAGCCACAAGAGCAACACCAGAATAAACACGCCCTGCCCCTCCGTATCATCAACCGCTAACAGCACCACGCCGATAAGACACACGAGCGCCAGCCCAAACCTTTTCAAGATTACCGTGCTGAACATTGTCCACCTCCTGTCTTAATACCTAACGAGAACCTCGCCATATCCTGCCTGACCGCCCTTGCCAACATACGGCGCTGAGTGGGAGGTAGTTCCTGAAACTTCCGCACCAACTCCTCCACCGTAGAGAGCGCCTCGTGTAGTGATTCTTCGTGACGATTCATCTCACCACCCCGCCCTAGCCAAGTCACTAAACCGCTTGATTGCTTCACCAGCAAGAGCAAGGTTCTCGTTATGGACTTGAGTCACAAACGTATTAACACACTCGGCGTAGGCTTCTGCGATACTGATTCTGACGAACGGGTCTGACTTGTCCGTAAGCCTATGGCTCAACGGCTTGTCGGCTTTGACCTTGCCCGCTACCGCTACAAAATGCTCTGCCATTCCCTGAACCATTACGTCACAAGCGAACGTGCGAACATCTGAATAAACAAA